GGCTTTAACGGGTTTTGGAGCGCTTTTTTTGTCTTGGAGGACCTGCCACTCAGGAGAGGACTCAATCATCGCCTTGAGGCCTTTTCCAAAGGTGTCGTACAGCTCATAGTCAGGCTCGGCCAATCGGAACACTTGGTTCATGTTGACGGCTGGGGGAAGGCCTGCGGACTTGATGACCGACGGGACGGGAGCAACGGCCTTGACGTTGGCGTAGTTCTTACCTGTTTTGCCGGGCCGCTGGATCACCGTCAACATGCACCACGCACCCAAAATGCTTTGGATGTCAAAGCGTTGCATCTCAGCGCTTGTGAAAGGCTTGTTACGCCAGTTCTGGAGGTCAATCCGAAGGTTGGCCTTGTCGTTCCAGCTCAGCGTGTAGTTCTTAAAAATGGCTAGGGGATCGCCGCGGTCTGTCACCAGCTCGTTGCCCTCGTCGTCTTTGCCGTGCAGTTCCCAGCCCAGCATGATCTTGCGTTGGTGCTTTTCTACACCCTCGTACTCGGAGCGCTGGGTTCCCAAGTCGATGATGCGGTAGCAACGTGCCAAGTGAAGGCCTGCGGGTACTGCCTTGAAGTCGCTCGATGGCGCTGTGTTTTCTACAATAAAGCTCATGTTTTTTCCTTAAATATTTGGTCAAATTGTTTTGTAAAGCTGTCAATAAATTGGTCTAAATTCGGTGCTGTTTTGGTTGCTTCCTCAAGTAAATATTGTGTGTATTCCTGCTGTGCAACAGGGTCGTTTTTCCATTCTTCGTACTCTCCGTGTGTAGCCATGGTGATCACTCTGAGCCTCCAAAGAAAAAAGCCATTCCTACGTTGTCAGGAAGCTTTACGCCTCCGTTGTAGATGTGGTTGATGTCAATGTTGGTGTTCATACCATCAGCAACGCCAAGGTAGTAGTGAAGCTGTTCTGTGTGCCAATCAAGCACCATCAAAACACCGATGCGACCTTTGCTGGTGTCAAGCCAAAGCACGTCTTGTAAATTCATTAGGGTCTCCAGATAAAAAGATCAAGGGCAAGGATCAAAGCTCCAATGAAGAACAAGATCACGTTCAGGCGCATAGCCTTAAATTCGTCGTCGTTCATGCTTGCCTCACTTTCATCATGGCATCTGCCCACTTGTATGACATTTTGGCCATTTCTTCTACGCTTGAAAAACCATCAACGTCATCCATGGCGGCAAACCCTTGCATAGCCTTAGCCGCAAAGTAGTCACGCAATGTCATGCCTTGTTCGGTAATGTGTGATACGCCTGCTGGGGCAGGAAATGCTGGTATGTTCATGTCAGACCTCCCACACAATCAGCACTGCGTACAGCGCAATCAGGAAGAGGGCGTAGGCAACCCAGCCAGCAATGCGGCGCTGAGAGAACTCAGGCTCAATGCCAAGCAATGCCATTTGCAGAAGCTCTGCATCAGCACTCATGTAGTTGCGTTGGGGAGGGGTGTAGTTGCACCCAATTTGAAGACCAGACTTGGTCGTGTAGGGAAGTTGTTTTTCCAATTGATTCTCCTTAACCGCCGTATCGGCGTACGCGGATCTTAACATGTTGTTAAAAAGCAATGCAACACATTCCCGAGTGAAACGTGGGGTTTCTTTTAATTCAAAGTTAATGTATACTTGCCGCCAAGGAAGAACAATGATGACATTGCAAGAGTACTTTTCGACGGAGCCGTTGGGCGCACGTGGTGAGATGGCAGAGTATCTGGGCATCAGCCTGACATGGATGTCATTGCTTATTCACGAGCGTAGAACAGCATCAGCCGCGTTGGCGGTTAAGATTGAAAAAGCAACACAAGGGCTGGTCACAAGAAAAGACTTGCGTCCAGATTTGTTTTTCGTGTAAAGTTTGAAGCACGGCTAGGTAGGGCTTGATCACCCTGCCGAAAAGCGTTCCATCCCCGCCTGCCGCTGTTTCTTTTAGGGATGTGAATTTTGGGATCGGCTATGCACTACTACCAGTTCAATATTGGCGACTACGCCAGTCACACACGCCACCTCGATTTATTTGAGGATTTGGCTTATCGTCGTTTGCTCGACATGTACTACCTTCATGAACGCCCGTTGAACACCGATTCAGCGGTCGTTGCCAAGCAGATTGGTATGCGCGAGAAGGTTCAGGTTGTCCAAGATGTTCTAAACGAGTTCTTCCAGCTTGGCGAAGAGGGCTGGGTCAATGACCGTGCGGACAAAGAAATTAAGCATTTCCACTCCAAAATTGAGCAAGCATCACGCGCTGGTAAAGCATCCGCTGAACGTCGGAGTAGCGCCCGTTCAACGGACGTTCAACCAACCAATAAACAAGAACCAATAACCAATAACCAAGAAACAATTAAAGAAGCTAAAGCTTCTCCTGACCTTGGCAAGCCAAAGTCAGCCCCTGCATGTCCAGTTGCAGAGATTGTGGAGATGTACAACAGGATGCTCCCTATGTTGCCGGCAGTCTCTGTGGTCAACGATTCTCGCAAGAGAGCTATAGCGGCCAGATGGCGTGAGGTGGTGACCACCGAGAAGTTTGATCGCCAGCAAGGCCTTGAGTTTTTTGAATGGTTTTTCAAAATGGTCAAAGATTCCAAGTTCCTGACAGGCAAGGCCAAGGACTGGAAGGCTGACATTGACTTCTTGTTTAACCCAAGCAAGTTTCCCCGAATCGTCGAAGGCACCTACCATGAGGACAAAAAATGAGCTACCAAACTGCTAAACGCAAATACCACGACTCTGCTGAGACCGAGGGCCATGACGGCCCGAACAGCCACAACTGCTTTGCCAATGGTTGCCCCATGGCTGGCGGCATCTCCACTGGCGGTAATTGGGTTTGCGCCTACCACCATCAGGCCACCTCAGACACATGGCCCAGAGTCACAGAAGCCCTGCGTGACTGCGAGAACGTCCGCTTGGCCATCAATGAAGTCATGAAAATTGACATGATTTCTTGGGGCGCCATCGTCAACGGTTACCCACCAAAGTGGCAAGAATTTGCCGCGCTGTTCGACAACGAGCCTGAGCTACAGCCAACAGAGCACGAGAAGATCCGTAAAACAAAGTACGAGTACCGCCTGCGCAACGAGCTGGCTATCCGTGCTGGACTGGCAAAGAGGAAGGTATGACCAAGCATGAAGCCCAAAAAATCCTTGACGAAATCCGCAGTGGGTTTGGTGATGCCTACACCGAGGCTTGCGCCATCGAATGTCTCTATCTCACAGGAGACCTTGGAACACATGAAACAATGCGAAGCGCGAGAGTGGATGACACGGTACGAGAAGAAGGCTATCGAGCTAGGCTCAGGGAGCGCGCAATCATGGTGGCAAAAAGTAAAGAGTGACATTGAAAAACGTCGGGGAACCGATGCTATGAATGACCTAGTAAACCGAATGAAACAGGAGCGAGAAAATGGCAAAAGTAGAGCTGAGTGACTTCCAAAAGAAGTTCTTTGCACAAGGGACAGGACAGACCTTGTTCACGGCAAAAGAGTTTGAGGAAGGGCTGGCGCAGGCCAAGGCTGAGATTATGGCTGTAGCGATACAGACCACCAAGCAAGCCATTGGCATCGAGCGTGAAGCCTGCGCACAGGTTGCCCAACAAGCAGGCTTTGACGAGCTGGCACACGCAATCAGAACGCGGATGCACCGTGCGGATTGAGCTGGACTTTCCGCCGGCGGAACTCTTCCCAAACCGTGCCAAGGGTACGCACTGGGGCAAGCTGTACCAGCTCCGCTCGGACTACCGCGACGGCAGTACGTGGTTGGCCAAGCACCAGCTCAAGGGCTGGAAACACGCAGGCGGAGAGCTGAGGCTGACCATCACGTTTGAGATGCCGGACAAACGAAAGCGCGACGCGGACAATTGCTTAGCCGCCGCCAAGGGAGCGCTGGACGGCTTGGCCGATGCATTGATGGTGAATGACCAACTGTTTCAGCCCATCATGATTTACAGAAAAGCAGGAACAAAGCCCGGAAAACTTATTGTCGAAATCGAGGAACAAACATGAGCGAAAAACTTATTGACCCAAACGCCGCAGTCGACTTCATGATTGCCAAGTCCGCCGAGTATGCCCAAGCAGAGGCAAATAAGGTGTACATGGAGGAGCTAAGGAAGACCATCAAGGCCGAAGAAATGAAGAACGCCGAGACCTTTGGTAACGGTGAGTACAAGACCGCCGCCATGCAGGAACGCGAGGCCTACGCTTCCCCACGCTACAAAGAGCATCTGCAAGCCCTTAGACAGGCCGTAGAGGAGCGCGAGCGCCTTCGGTGGATGCTGATAGCCGCGCAGGAAAGAATCGCTGTATGGCGCTCTCAGGAGGCGTCCAATCGCCACGTCGATAAGGCTACGCTGTGAACAACAACCTAACCGCCAAAGAAAAAGCCTACGTCGGGCTGGTGAAAGAGCTCCCCTGCTCTGTCTGCGACCAAGAAGGCCCAAGCGACGCCCACCACATCAAACAGCACAACCAGTACACCGTGGTCGCCCTGTGCAAGTCCTGCCATCAGGGGAGCAAGATGGGCTGGCACGGGGAGAAGAGGGCGTGGGCTATAGCGAAGATGGAACCCATCGACGCGCTGAACGTGACAATCCGCAGGGTGATGGAGCTGTTGATGACGAGGTAGGGTTTGTCCTAATAAAAATATTTTTAAAGGGGCTTCTAAACCGCTTTAACTTGGTGTTAAGATA